ATATTCTGCCTTGTAATCTTTCATAAAGTCTGAAATGATTTTTGCAACATCATCAATCATTGCTACATTTAATTTGAGCAACTTTTCTGGTGTTGTATCTACATTAAGTGCATGTAGCCAACTTTCGTCTAGTGCGTTTTCACTATCGATTAAGACTACAAAAATACCTTGGTCTTGTGCATTTTTTACTAAGTTACCAGCGGCGATAAAAGATTTACCTGCACCACTTTCACCTGCAAAGACTGTTACCTTACCTAGTGGGACACCCTTATGGAAGTCATTACTGATAAGTTTGTTTAATGTATAATTACCTGTTGATACCCAAGTGTCTGGGTCTCTAAAACCAACACTCATACCAGGAACAGATTTTGTTATATTCTTGCGAAATTTACTCGCATCAAAGGCTCTTGCCATATAAATTCTCCTTATGTGATATAAAAGAGTAGGGGAGTCGATGCTCCCCATACTCAATCATTGGTTCTTAGTCAGTTTTTCTACTACGAATCATTGCTAAGATATCTGCCGCATCTGACTTCGGTGCTTCAGCAGTTGTTTCTGCTGGTGCTGGAGTCGGAGTTGGTGCTGATGTTTCAGCAACAGGTGTTGTTTCTGCTGGTGCAACTTCTTTAACTTCTTCTACTTTTGGAGCAGTTGGAGTTGAAGTTGGTGCAGAAGTTCCTGCTGGAACATCTAACCCATAAGGTTTATAGTGCTGACCCCAACGAGTTGGGTCATACAATTCACCATCAACAGATGCTTCAAACATCTCTGTGATAATTCGCATGTCATCCTCTGTTGGACGCTTTGGCATAAACTCATTTAAGTCATAAAGACCATGAGTTTCGATTGCTTGACGTTCTTCTTCATTTAGTGAACGCTCTTTGCGTGACCAAGATGAAGTTGAATAGTCTGCATACTGACCTTTAGTTGTCTTTGTTAGACGGAAATCAGTACCTTGTTCATAATCCGTTGGTAGATTATCCATATCTGGATCCATTAGAGCCGCCTTCAATAACTTGAAGATTTGTGGTCCAATGATAAATCTACGAACTGGATTTTCTGGTTGTTCACCACCGATAGGGTCAGTTACAACCAAGCCTTGGAAAACGTATGAACGCTTTTTCCAATATGTACGACCTAGGTCTTCCATTGCTGGGTCTTTAAACCATGGACGTATCTCTGCGTGAATTGGGCAAGACTCGCCCCACATTTCAACGCAAGGTACTTGAACGATTACTCGTTTCTGTTCATCACCACCTTTAACACCAGGGAACGGAAGTTTGATAACTTGACGTTCTTTCCAAAAGAATGTGTTTGTTGGGTCTGAATCTGGTAGAAATCTCAATACTGCTGTATTGTCGTTTTCCATATTCCAGAAAGGGTATACTGCATCTGACCCTCTGTTTGAGGATGCATTATCTGATGCTTTGTTATCTTGTGCAAGAAGTTTTGCACGGATTTCTGCTAGTGTAGCCATTATTTTCTCCTATATTAGCCTTTATTAGTTGTTTTCTTACTATTAGTTTTATATTAGTTTTTATGTACCATACATATTTCTACTAATGATACTATTATACTTATCTTTATTCCTAAAGTCAAGCACTAAATCAATCTTTTTGAATGGTTTTTAAGCATAAAAAAAGAGAGTTTTAACACTCTCTTTGATTATAGCATAGATAGACTATGAATGTCAAGTAGAAAATTAATTTTCTTTAAGCACTCTGTCTGGGTCGAATTTTGAGAATGCTTCTTCAAGCATTTCAGATATTTGTACGTCTGCTGATTTTGGCTCTACAGTTTCTACTTTTGATTTGGACATCTTCATTAAAGCACCTGCTACTTGCATATCTTTTTTGTCCATACCTCTTGGGTTTGAACGAATTTCGTTAGCAATATCAGTTAAGAAAAAAGAAATCTCTGCCGCTAAATCGTGACCTTTCTTTTTGCCTTTCTTGTCTAACAACGTATCTACTTGAACTCTGTCAGCAAGGTCATCAAATGTCATCGCAATCTTATTAATCTTAATCTGAGCCGCTTCTTCTGGATTGCGTGGTTCAGCAAATTGATTTTTGATTTTTGAGTAGTCATAATTGTCAGAACTTGGCGCACCAAAAGTAATTGTGTTTATTTTTTCGCCAGTCTTTTTGACTTTTGCAGTCATAATTTCTATAACTCTATTAGTTTGATTATCTCTACGATTTTCCATTTCTTCTTCATTTACTTTATGTAGTAATGGAAAAATGTCTTTTAAATTTTCTTCAAATGTAGACTTTGTAAATTTCTTTACATATGCATCTACCATTTCTTCTGACATTTCTTCTTGTGCTTTAGTGCCGTTAAGAGCCATGTCTTCTACAAAACTAGCATAACCTTTTGGTCCTTGAATTCTTTGTATCTTTTCTTTGATAGCCATAACGCTACGTTTCACATTCCAAACATCAGCACGGTTGGTTTCATTTACAAGACCTTGCTTGTTTACAACATTCATAAATTCTTTTAGCCTTGATAAGTTATCAGACATCTCAATGATTGCTTCGCCTACCATATCATGTGTTTCGCCACCAGATGCAACGTGTCTTGCCATTGCTCTTGCACCATTTAAGTGAATAAATGGATATTTAAAACGTTCGCCTTCACCTGTCTCAACAAAGATTGCTGAGATATTACGAGAACGAGAGCCACGAGATTCTTCGTTTACTGGCGCTCTATGTTTTAATATTAGTTTTACATTTTCTAATGTTTGACGGCTAGTACGTGACGACCCAGACAACGGGCCCATGCCTTCATTGACTTGGTCATTCATGGTATTCTCCTTATTTTGTTTAACCTTATATGCATAATTCTTAGGTTCTATATGTTTTCCAAATGAACGAATATCAAAGTCTAGCATGTTAGTTCTTGCTAAAGATTTCAGTTGGTTCATCATATTATGTATTTGTTCGTTATCTATGTCAATATCTTCACCAATATGAAACTTTAGTTCCTTAGTGTTTCCATCGATATGAACCATCATATTTGGTTCTTTAACGTAAAAGAAACGTGCCTCGTCAGGTGTCGCAACGCTCTTGCCACTAGTAGCATCGAACATTTTCATTGCGTGTCCACTGCCCTGCATCAGTTTCATCACTTTTGTTGATATGTCATTTAAATTTATTGCCATAATTATATTTCCGAACTTGTTTTATGTATTTATCAAAATATGATAGGAAGCGGCTCGTTATATTCTGCTTCACCATCTAAACTCTCACCAAGCATCTCTTCATAGCCCTCTTCAAACCGTGAGATGAATTGTATTTGACGAACACATAAAAGGGTTGCTGAAACTAAATCGTCTGTTTCGCCCGTTTTTGCTTCATAACTTTTACCCTTTGCTATGAATGTTTTCAACTCTCTTATGAAGTTCTTACTTGTTGGCACCATCTTATCACTTTCAAGCCAAGATTTCATCTTCATACAAGCCGTAATTTTTGTTTTATAAGTTGTAGTGAAACCTTTTCTGGAAACTCGTTGTCTACCTTTCTTCTTAGGTTCATGTAAGAATGTGCCAGGAAATCTGTCTTCTTCCATTTCTTCAATAACGATAAGAGCGGCTTCACCCAATGAGTTATTCTCTACTGACCAATAAATATCAGGACTAGTATTTCCTAGTTCTCTCATCTCATCTTTAATGATAGTAAGAACAGTGTGCATCGTCTGTACTTGCCCTCTCACATCTGTTCTGTTATTCTGCCATTCTGCAACTTGCACTAGTTCTGGCAATGCCCATACTTGAATAGCGGCATTATCTCCACCTGTTCCCATTGATGGGTCTAAACCAATAACATATGTAGCATCTTTGTTTATATTCTCATACCATCTAATCTGTCCTGTTCTCAGGATTGGTTCTCTGCCTTTAATTCCTGCTAACTTCAGACTATCTACTAGTGTTTCATCATAAGCAATAAACTGACATTCATGTTCTCTTAAGAAACGTTCTTTACCAACACGTGCTTCTTCTTCAACTGACCACTGTTTATCTCTGTCTGGGTGTTGATTCCACAATGCTTTGTATGGTTTGAAACCATTTACACCCACATCTGTTTCGTTTCCGTAGTCGTCTAATCTCTTGTTAGCACCTGACCAAATCATAGCAAACTGGTCATCATCGTTATTTGGTGTTGATGTGATAATCGCTTTACCACCTGTTGCTAGTGTTGGAGATATAGAAGTCCAAAACTCTTTCGCAATTGTTGGTCGCACGAATGCAAACTCATCTGCGTATAGTAAAGAGATTGAAAGACCACGACCAGTATTTTCTGTTGTTGCTTGAGCAATGATACGAGAACCATTATCAAATTCAATACTACCTTTGTTATAGTTTGTTACACCAGCACGAATAAAATCTGGACACATCTCATATGCATATCTAATTCTGTGCATAATCTCTTGGGCACCAGAATATTTGTGTGCCGCAATAAGAATTGTTTGGTCTGGATTGAACATTGCATACCATAACAGATAACCAGCCGCAGTTGTTGACTTGCCCATCTGTCTGCCCAACATAGATATAGAAAATCTATAATTGTGATATGAATTTGTTAATTCAGTTTGGTACTCATATGCTTTATACAACATTTGACCTGCCGTAGGATGCTGAATCATAAAGTAATGATTCAGAAAATAGAATGGGTCATTCATGCACTTACTGAATTCTAATAGTTGTGCATTACTAAATTGTGTCTTTGCGTATGGTTTTTTAGTTAAATCTGCCATTAAATACTCACTTAATTATAATAGTATTTATCATTCGTTAGAACTTAATAATGTGGCATATGTGATAAATACTATTGATGATTGGGGGATTCCCACCTTCGACATCATTACAT